GTTTCGTCAAAATGCTTGGCTGCTTGAATACTTGCAACAACGATTATCCGACAACGATCACAACAAAAAATAACTTCTTTGCCAAGTCTGTCGTAGGTATAACCGAAGTTGCGTTTATTTTTAGGGTTAAAAGTTTTTTTACAACAATCGCATTTCAGCGATAAAAACCTCATTTTAATTCATCTATTTTATGCGTTAATCTTTCTGCTATACATAGATTTTTTATGTTCTCAATTAAACGAACATATTGGCTAACTGTACCGCCATTATCTATATTGTTCTGTGCGTGTTCTATCATTTGTAAAATGTCTTTTGCTAGTTCGTTATTCATCATTTTTTTAACTCCTTGTGTAAAGCATTATCTCTTTCATTTTCGGTAGCATACCAAGAACAATCAACGCAATCTTCATCAATATATGAATATATGCCAAAAGGTTTTCCCTCGTTATCTTGCCATATTGACTTAGGATAGCCCATTTTTTTATAGTAAATATCAAGTTCTTCATTTTGCCAATGTACTTTAATAACTTTATTGTTCATTCTTTCTCCATTTCATTTAATGTTTAATCCAAAAATACTTTTTTGCTATTGGTTTTGCTAATCCTTTTGCTTCTAGTAAGTATTTTTCGTGTTCTGTATTTAATAAATCTACCAACATAAGAGCTTTTGTCTTATCTAGTGTAGTAAATATAAACCTAGCGTTGCCCTCGCTAACTATACTATATTCAGGCATACCTCCATCACTCATTCTTCCTCAATCTCTTGTCTAAAAATGTAATCATTCATAGTTCTTTCATAAGTATTTGCAATCAAAGAAACGCTTCTGCAATATTCGTTATTATTTAAATTCCCATTACGCAAATCATTAGTAAGCTCTATTATCTGTATCATGTAAGGGCTAAAGTGTCTTTTCATTCTTCCTCGCTTTCTTTGTGTTCTTCATTATAAGTTAGTTCTATATCTTCTTGTCTTTCTTTTATTAAATCGCCATATTTAGGAACTATTTTTTCATGATATATTTTGTTAAAGCGATCTTCTATTTCTTTTGCTAATTTATCTAATTTTGGTTTATTCATTCTTTGTCCTTTCTTTTGTTTAAATAATATCCTGCTATTAGGCCCAATAAGATATACACAATAACTATAAATATGGTCATTTTATGTTCCTATATGCAGTATCTTTGAAAGTATCTATTATTAGTTTAAGCTGCGGTTTTGATAGCTTTCTAAAATGATAATCAGTTTTATTACTGATTGGATCAGTATATTTTACATTGCACATCTCTTTTATTAATCTTTCATATTCTCGCTGTTTAATCATAAATCACCCATAAATGCCAAAGCTACAAAAATTGCACAAATAGCAAATAAAGCTAAGCCTACAAAGGCGTTGACATAAAAAGCTAGTACAGGCGTTAAAAGAAACCCCAATGTAATTAATATAAATTGTGTTGAATTTTGCATTGTTATACTCCTATTTTTTGTTAATTGGTTTTACCCATTTATTATTCACTTTAATTGCTACAACTGTACAATGATAACCTGAATTATATCTAATTCCAACCTTGTCATATCCACGATTTGTTGCATATCTCTTAGCCCCCTTTAATGATCTAGAAACATCTGTATAAATGTTATCAGGGCCATAAACTATTCCGTAAGTGTTATTCATTTTTTTATACTCCTTTATTTAATTAATTAGTTTCCATAAATGGTGTTAAATTAGCTTCAAATCTCACACGGCCATTCTTTTTAGTAATTCGATAATGATCTAATATTTTACCCTCTTTTTTAATGGTTTTATATCTACCATGCATAACTATTTCATAAGGCTCATTACAAAACCACTTATTAATACTTTGTTTTAAATTTTCTTCATCATATGCTGAAGATAATAACTCAAATTTATTCATATTTATTACTCCTTTATTTAATTAATTAAGAATTGTTAAAATATAATTTTTAGGGTTAAATTCTTTACTAGTCACACCTAAAAACAAATTACGATATTTAGAAGTAGTTACACTATAATTATAGGCTCTTTTATCTAAATAAGTTTCTACAACATCACAACCTAAATTGTCATATATCTTCTTCGCAATTATAGTTTCATAACTTTGCAGATATTCAACCTTGTTTCCTTGCTCTTCTGTTGTAATTACAAATTGATTAGCAACTTTATTGCCGTTGCTACTTGTCATATTTTTTACTTGCATTGTTTTATACTCCTATTAAATTGATACATACTTCATTGTCTGCATCTCATACCACCCTAAAATTATGTCAAAATTAAGGCGGTATAAGTTAAAGACTACTATAACTTGTTTTTTACTATATTATTATATTTTACAATTTTTTCATCAAAATCTAAAGGCTCATATTGATACGCATCCATAACAAAATTTTGACAATCTATTGAAAGATCAAGAAAGTATTTTTTGCCTAAATCTGATATATCAACCCACTTAGTTTGAATTTCATCATTTGGTAAATAATTGTAAACAGGAATTAAACCTTTGTTTAAGTTCTCTTCCCATACTTCATATAATGGTTTCTTATTTGCTTTTGACATTTGTTTTATACTCTTTTCTGTTATTTGTTTATACTCTAAGACTTATTAATATATTATGGCGAGAATGTGTCAGAATAAATAAAATATTAAATTAATTTACATTTAATTTGTGTCTGTTCTCTTTCTGTTCTTAATTGGTGTAATTTTTCCCCGAAACACTAGACAATTAAACATTGCAAACCTTTTCTATTCTACTTCTACTATATAAGAGTAATAACTATCTAATAAGATAATAGAGAGAGCTTTAACTAACTTTATGATTATGATTAGATTAGGTCGTGTTGTGTAATCTTCCGTCAACAATTCCATAATCCAACAATCAAATAATATAATTGGTACAATAATTAAAATCATGTGACATAATTACAACAGGTGTTACATAATAGTCACACTATAGAACAATATAAGAACAAATAGTGAACATAACATGAACATTACGGGGGTTTTAGAGAAGTGACCATGTGTAATAATATAGGTAGGGCTATTGCTATAGATATGACCTATGTAAACTATAATCACTTGGTAGTATTGACTAATTAGGGGGGTTTTATATAAAGGTAGTATGGAATTAGAACTTAAATTCAGTGTGGCACCTGCAGTGCTATTTTTGGAAACCCAATTAGATTCCCAAATAGTGGGGGGTTTGAATGAGTACCTGGATGCACGGCACAAGAAGGGTGGTGAGTCTTTTGCCCATAAACTGGTAGGTCAAATTTCACATGGTGAGCAGCTTAAAATGGACTCTGATGATCCATTGGTGAGACCGTTTACCCAAGTTGTGGCAAATATGTCACAGAATTACCTCCAACAGTTTTGTAAGACCATCGGGGTAGAACCCTTAAAACGTATGCCTAATGTGCATAGCTTATGGTCAGTCCACTCTTATGAAAGGGATTATAACCCTGTCCACGATCATGGTACCGATACCATTATGGGCTTATCCTTTAGTACGTGGACTAAGATACCACCGCAAATAGTCGAGCAAGAGGACTACAATAGTAGTAAATTAATCGACTCAAGTGGGATTGCAGACGGTTTTTTACAGTTTCACTTCGGTCAGACTAGCTCACGTGGTTTGGAAGAACTACGACCACCATTTTCCCGCATGATTAAGCCTGTCGTGGGTAAGATCGTCATGTTTCCGTCATGGTGTCAACACTGCGTTTATCCCTTCGAAGGTAAAGGTGAGAGACGTACTGTGGCTGGTAATCTTAATATGGTACCCGCCAATCTAGTGTGACCTCAATAACTGAAGATATTCTGAACTGGTCAATTAAACACGTTGAGATACCTCGTGCTGGTTTGCCCATTTGCCCCTATGCAAAACAGGCTCGGTTGCAAAACCAAGTCACCATAGAGGAGGTGGAGTCTGAGCTATTTCTAGAACGCTTATGTGAACTAGCGGGGGGTTTTAATCAAACCGATCAAAAACTCGTTATTCTAGCGTGTGCTGACATCTCAATGGGGCCTGATACCCTTTTTGACTATGTTCATGCTCTAAACCACGTTTATGTGCCTTTAAACACATATTTGATGGCCTCATACCCTGAAGAGGAAGCTGAGACCTTTTTAGGTGACTGGGAACCTGTAAATGAATTTCTTATGGTACTGATCCAGCCATTTGAAGAACTAGAGTCTGCATCTGCAGCTCTACATAAAATTGGATACTACAACAACTGGAGTCAGGAGTATTATGCTGACACCGTAACTTTAAGACAATCATATAGGAGGATATATCATGCGAGGAATGAAGAAAAGATCAAAGAAAAAGAACATGAAGAAAAACATGAAAAAGAAATCCATGAAAAAAGGTAAGTAATGGCAAAAGCAATCCCCACCAATAAAGCGTTATACTCACGAGTAAAATCAGAAGCCAAACGTAAATTTAAGGTGTACCCTTCAGCTTATGCTAATGCATGGCTAGTCAAGACGTATAAAAAACGTGGTGGCGGTTACCGCTCTAAGTAATGGCTAAACCTACTGGTGGATTAACTGCATGGTTTGGCAAAGGGCCAAAAGGGGATTGGGTTGATATTGGAGCCAAAAAGAAGAACGGCAAGTTTCAACCATGTGGCCGTAAATCAGCCGCTAAATCTAAACGTAAATACCCTAAGTGTGTGCCAAGATCCAAAGCACGTGGTATGACCGCAGCACAGATCAAGTCTGCAGTCTCACGCAAACGATCAAAAGCACAAGGGGTTGCTGGTAAACCCACTAATGTAAGAACATTTGCTAAAAGGAAAACTAATGCCAAGAAAACTAAGTAAAAAACAAAAAGCTCTAGCAAGAGTAGCTAAACCTCGTAACAAAATAACAGGTGCGGATTTTAGAAAACTAAGAAGAAAGAATAAATAATGACTAATTTTTTAAGAAAATCAAAAAAAAGTTTTATGCCTTTAAATAAAAAAGAACTTGAATTTTTACAAGAATTTGCTCCAAAGACTTCTTCGTTACCAAGCAAAATAATGTCTGAAGAAGATTACAAAAAAATGCTAGAAATGATTCAAAGAAAAAATAGCAAATTTATGAATCGTTAAGCTGATATTTGCATTAATAAAGCACTTAAAAACATAACTAAAAAAACACCGTAAATATTAAATAGATTCATCATATAGCTATGCTATACATGAAAAATTACGTACATAAAATATAAAAAATAAGGATATTGACTGTCAAAATGGCTATTACATACAGAGGAGAACGCTTTTCAGGTTACAATAAGCCAAAACGCACACCAGGTAAGTCCAAAAAGTTTGCGGTACTTGCAAAACAAGGCAAACAAGTAAAATTAATACGGTATGGTGATCCAAATTTATCAATAAAGAAATCTATGCCTGGTAGACGTAAGTCTTTTCGAGCTAGACATCGATGTGATACGTCACCACCATCAAAATTAACCGCAAGATTTTGGTCTTGCAAGAATTGGTAATAAAAGAAAGATACAAAAATGAAACATGGCGGCAAAAGAGAAGGTTCAGGTAGACCAAAAGGCGTTAAAAACGGAACAAGACATGAACGTCTTGAAAAAATGCTTAACAAGGGTACTGTAACTCCGCTTGATTATATGTTAAATATACTTAACACTAAAAAAACTAGCCCTGAAAAGAAAATGTGGGCAGCAGAGAAAGCAGCACCGTATGTTCACTCAAGGTTATCTTCGGTTAACAGCACTATTAGTGGTGATGACGATAAGCCTGTCAATGTTAGCATTGGTTGGAGAAAAAAGAAACGTGATTGAGGGTTTACTTGGTAGAATTATGCCAATGATGTCAAAAGTAGGACTCTTGGTAGATGATTCTAGTCCTACTAACATGGAACAAGTATATAATATACTTAACAGCGATGAGAGATTAAGTAAAAACGCAGTAGCTGCAATTATGGGTAACATAGATGTAGAAACAGGTGGCAGTTTTGACTTTATGCAACAACAAAACAAAGGGCCTGGCTATGGACTTTTTCAGTTTGAAGGTATACAAAGACAAGAGTACGATAAGTTTATAAAAGACAATGATCTAGATGACTCAGCTAAATCACAAATAGATTATGTTATGGAGAATATATTTGGTGATAAACAAAACATAGTGGGACAAGGCAACGCTAAAAAAATACGTGATGCTTTTGCTGGTGATGTAGATACTGCTACGGAAATGTTTATGACTAAGTTTGAAAGACCTAAAGATCAAAGCTCTAAACAAATAAATAAAAGAATTAACAAAGCAAAAAGTATTATGGATATGTTCAATGATTAAATTTTTAAGCATAGTTGAAAAATACTTAGCACGATTACAAAGTTGGATTTGGAAAAAGCGTTGGAATAGACGTAAGTAATGGAATTAGAAATACCTTACGAACCAAGACCACTACAAGAAAAGATTCACAACGATCTAAGAAGATTTAATGTCATCTGCTGTCATCGCAGATTTGGCAAGACTGTATTTGCCATCAATCATTTAATTATGACTGCATGTGAAATACAGAACGCAAGATTGGCGTATATAGCACCAACATATAGACAGGGTAAAGCAGTCGCTTACGACTATTTAAAAGAATATACAGAACCCTTAATGAAACTTGGTGGTAAACGTCACGAAACCGAACTGAAGGTTGATCTATGGAATGGATCACGTATACAAATCTTCGGCTCGGACAATCCCGATGCACTTAGAGGTTTAGGTTTTGACGGTGTATGCATGGATGAGTTTGCTCTCATGTCACCTCGTACTTGGACAGAGGTTGTCAGACCTGCCATCAGTGATAAACTAGGTTATGTTATTTTTATTGGTACGCCTATGGGCCATAATCAGTTTTGGGATGTATATGATTTTGCAAAACGAACAGGGAAGGATTGGTATGCACAACTTTATAGAGCAAGTGAAACAGAAATTATCGATGCTCAAGAACTTGAATCTGCTAGAGCTACTATGCCAGAAGATCAATATGAGCAAGAGTATGAATGTAGTTTCCAAGCTGCAGTCAGTGGGGCCTATTATGGCAAACAAATACAAAAAGCTGAAAAAGAAAATCGCATCACTGATGTAGATTACGATGATAGTATTGGTGTAGAAACCTGGTGGGATTTGGGTATAGGTGATTCGACTTCAATTTGGTTTGCACAACGTACTGGCAACGAAATACATCTGATAGATTACTATGAAACTTCAGGTGAGTCACTGGCACACTATGCTGGTGTCTTAGAAGATAAAGGTTACAACTATAGTCGGCATGTAGCACCACATGATATTGTAGCAAGAGAATTAGGCACAGGTAAATCTCGTTTAGAGGTTGCCTATGATTTAGGTATTAACTTTGATGTATGTCCAAAGCTAGAAATACAACATGGTATTGAGGCGGTAAGAAATACATTAGATCAATGTTGGTTCGATAAAAACCGATGTAAGTATGGTATTGATTGTTTGCGACAATACCGCAAAGAGTTTGATGATAAAATGCAAACATTTAAAAATAAACCCTTGCACAACTGGGCATCACATGGAGCCGATAGTTTTAGATATGGCTGTGCAATAGATCCTGGCACTGCTAGTGTATGGACAAGAGAAATTAACGTAGATACAAGGTATATAGTTTAATATGGCAAAAGGTAAACCACTTACAGAATTAGAAGTTGGCTCGATAGTTAGCTCAGAGATTAAAGCATCTTTAGGTTACATTGGTTCTGACATTACAGAACAAAGACAAAAATCATTAGAATATTATTTTGGTGAACCTTTTGGTAACGAGCAAGAAGGTAGATCACAGGTTGTATCTACTGATGTATCTGATGTTATTGAGTCAATCTTACCAACCCTGTTAAGAACCTTTGCAGCTAGTGATGAGATTGTAAAGTGTGAACCTGTTACTGCAGAAGATGAAGAAGTTGCAAAACAAGCTAGTGATTATCTTAACTACGTTTTTAACAAAGACAACGATGGTTTTATTACCCTTTACACACTATTCAAAGATGCACTAATACAAAAAAATGGTGTAGCTAAAATTTACTGGAACACATCAAACAAAGTAGAACGTGAAACATACGAGAAACTTAGTGAAGATGAATACACTATGTTGTTGGATGAAGATGGTGTAGTAGCAAAAGAACACACTGAGTACGAAGATGAAAGTGCAAAGAAAGAAAAGAATAAAATACTAGAGCAGATAGAAGAATCAGGACAGCCTGTAGATCCTATGGTGCTAGACCAAATAGAAAACACACCAATACCAAACTTGCATGATGTGGTAATAGAACGTGAAGAAACTTACGGTAAAGTAAAAATAGAAGCTATACCACCTGAAGAGTTTCTTATTGAACGTAGAGCTAAAAGTATTGAAGATGCAAACTTTGTAGCACACCGAACTACAGCTACAAGAACACAACTTATTGAAGCTGGGTTTGATAGTGATAAGGTTTATAGTTTACCTGCAGACTCACAAGACAAATACAACGAAGAAAAAACTACAAGATTTAGAAACCTAGATTACGACTACGATAGTAATGCAGGTGAAGAAAGCACCGATGAAATATCTAT